CCCTTGTCGCAGGCGTGCGGGCAGTGCGGATCGGTGGGAACGTCGACCGCTCGGGCTTCGGTCTTCCGGTACTGCCGGATCACGTCGTCGAGGCTGAGCTGTCCGAACGCGCCTCGTGCTCTCCGCTCTGCGCACTCGTCCCGGGCAGCGGTGAAGGCTCGCTCGAGTCGGTCGGCGGAGATTGCGCCGAGTCTGTTTTGTAGGTCGATCAGCCACGTCTCGACGACATCGGGGTCGGGCGTCCTCTGGTTTGCTGATGTTAGCTGGGCCTCTATTGTCTCTGCGATCTGGTCCATGTGTCCTCCTGCGGTGGTTATCTTAGCGCAGCTCGCGCTGCTAACTTCTTCTTTACTCGCTCTTCCATCTCGGCATAACGCCGGGACTTCTCTTCGGGTGTCTCTTTGCCGGGCTTCGCTCTGCGCTTGGCTTTCGCTTTGCCGGTCGCGTCGAAGCATGCGGTGAAGGCTGAGGCCGGATCGGCTGTACCCGCTGCCCAGGTCAGGAGTTCCTCGACTCGGGCGGGGTCTTGCTGGGAGATCCCGATCCACTTCGGGCGGGCGACATCGGCGATACTGATCCGCATCCCGAGACGCTGGCGAAGGGCGGCGATGTCGATCCGGCCCTCTGCACTCGGCTCGTCCTTGATCGATCGAATGTCATCCAGCCACGACGACGCCTTGTTGTTGTTGTCTTTTACTTGTTTTTTGATCCTTGTCTTTTGTGGGGTGATCTGTGGCTCACCCCCAGGGGGGATCTGTAGCTCACCCCTATGGGTGATCTGTGGCTCACTAGTGATCTGTGGCTCACCGGTGATCTGTGGCTCACCCCTAGCCCACTCCTTGGCAGGACAGACGGAGTAAGCCGCCGGCCTAGTTCCTGCCGGTGGTCGCGTCCGAGATAGCACCCCGAGCCTTTGGAGCTTCCCGAGAGTGGAGACGACTGTTCGGCGGCTGAGCCCCGTTCCTCGCGCTATGGCGGCGAAGGATCCAAAGTCGCCCGAGTCTGCTCGGTTGTAGCCGATGCTCTGGCGCACAACGTAGAGCACCACCCGGTGATCCGAGAGGGTGAGCCGAGAGTCTAGCGCCAGCGCGTCTATCAGCGCGTTGGGTATCATGCCGAACCCGTCACTCACCGGCCTGAGCCTCCCGGCCTACCCTGCTCCGGTCCTGCTCGCGCAGGCTCGTAAGCACCTCGTCCCAGTCGAAGCGGAGTTGGCCGCGCCCCTGTCCTCCGATGCGGAAGTGCGGGATCTTCCCGTCTGTGATCATCTGCCGGATCGTGCGGGTACTCACCCGTAGCCGCTCGGCGCATTCTGTCGTCGTAAGTATCTCGGGCATAGTGCCTCCTTCCGCTTGAGTATACGAAATTGGCGCAGGTTGTCGCGCCCCTCTTTCAACTTTCTGCACTCTTCCGCTTGCGCCCTGTCTTGTCGCGGCGTAGAGTCTGGCTCTAACTTGATGGAGGTCAAGACAATGCAAGACGGATTCGCTAGCGCCCAGCGCGCATACGACAACCTGACACCCGAGGACTTCGGCCCCGGCTTCTCCGAGAGAGAGTGCGATCGCTGCCAAGTCGACCGCCGCGCGGACGAGCTGGAGTACGACGAGGTCCATGATCTGTACATATGCGGAGGCTGCGTTGAGTACGGGGACCGCGACGCCGTCGAGGACGAATGGCGGCGCTCCTGCGCTGACTGCGGCGAGGTCTTCGGGGCGACACTAGTCACCGGCGAGGAGGGCGACGACAAGTTGTGCAAGACCTGCCGGGCCGAGGCCGACTATGAGGCGTCACCCTTCTACGAGGTCCACAAGCTACTAGAGAAGATCGCACATGGTCCGCACCGGTGGAGGAGTCAAGTCCGAGCCGGGCTTGAGATCGAGTCCACCGACACTCACGGGAACTTCGGCAGCTTGCCGCCCTGCCCGATCCGCCGGTCGGTCTATGCCTCGCTCCTCGTGTTCGCACTCGCTGCCGAAGAGCGGTATCAGCTTGAGTTGGAGGCGGAATACAATGCCAGCAAGTAAAGCAAGACTCACGCGCCGCCTCGACCGCGTCGAGAAGCAATACCGACTCGCCGTCAAGGAGCGGAGGCATGCGGCCTCGGTTAAGTGGCGAGCGATAGCAGACACAATCCGCGCGCAGATCCGCGCACTCACGACTGTAGGAGGTCACAATGCCAGCTAAGAAAACTCACGACACCCTCGCGAGCGCACTCGCTGCGGCTCAGGGCGAGATGTCGAACGCCAGCAAGAACGCAAAGAACCCGCACTTCAAGTCCACCTATGCCGACCTCGCCAGCCTGCGGGACGCTGTGATCCCAGTCCTCGCGGCTCACGGGATCGCCTGTATTCAACTCTGCGACGGCGACGGGCAGAGCGTGTCGGTTACAACTCGCCTCTTGTTTGGTGCCGAGTCTATGGACTGTGGACGACTCACGATCCCGATCGGCGGTGCTCGTAACCCGGCCCAAGCCGTGGGAGCTGCCATCACCTACGCTCGACGCTACCAGCTTGGAGCGGTCGCCGGAGTGGCGGCAGAGGACGACGACGGGAACAGTCTCGACGGCACCCGAGCAGCGCCAGCTCGACCCGCTCGGATGGACAAGGCCGGGCAGGCTCGCGCGATCTTGTCGGGCGACATCGGATGCAAGAGCGCCGAGGATGCCGAAGCAGCGATCCGGTTCGCGACTGACTGCCGCCTCGGAGCCGCCGACCTGAACACCGAAGGCGACACGATACTCACGGCCCTTCACTCACTCCGCGACGACTGCGGGGGAGACTGGACCGGATACCTTAAGAGCGCCGTCGAGGCGTGGGAGAACCAAGCATGATTAACTCGGTTACATTCAACGGCACCCTAGGGGCAGATCCCGAAGAGGTCCGAGGCGACCGGCGAACCTTTGCCAAGGGGCGGCTCGCCGTCTACCAGGGCAAGGAGAAGCCTACGATCTGGCTAGACCTCACAGCATGGGGACAGTGGGAGATCAAGGACCTGATGCGCTGCCGCAAGGGCTCACGCCTCACGGTGTCCGGGCGGCTAGAGCTGCGCGAGTGGACCGACCGAGACGGGAACTCACGGCAGGGACTCGGGATCTCACTGTCCGGCCTGGAGCGCCACGAGCGCGAAGAGCGCCGCCCGCCCGCACCGAACTCACAACCCCAGTCGTCCGCACTCGGTGACGATGACATCCCCTTTTAGACTGTAGGAGGTCACACAATGGAAACCCAACTCACAAGCCGCGAGATCATCGAGGCCTATCACCGCATAGGCGAGATCATGGATCTTGCCGGTGCTCCCGACATCGACAACGCAGCCCTCGACGCACTCGACACCGAAGCCCTCGACCTGCTCGACTCACTCGGGGCGGAGGCTCCCGAGAAGCTAGAGAAGATCCGCGCGGTCTGCGCTCACCTGTCCAGCGAGGCCGACTTGCTCCGCGTCGAAGAGCGGAGGCTAGCAGCTCGGCGCAAGAGCAGGGAGCGAGCGGTCGAACGTGTCCGAGGCTATGCCGCTGGGATCTTGTCCTCGCGCCGTGTCGCCGGGCTAGAGCCGAAGATCAAGACGACTGCCGGCACTTACTGGCTCGCCACGACGAAGAGCCTAGAAGGTCCTCCCGGTGCGTCTGCGTGGGAAGAGGCCGGGCTTGCCAAGGTCGAGGTCAAGCCCGACCGCACCGCAGCGCGTAAAGCCCTGGAAGGCGGCGCTGTGATCGACGGGTTCGCCCTCGTCGAGAAGGAGTCGATCCGATGGAGGTGAGTAAGCCGATGACCTCTTGCGGGCTACACGAGCCGCGCGCCGCTGTCTTCTACCTCGGGGACGGTTGCCCGCTCTGCGAAGCCCTGGAGCAGCTACTAGTTGCGCAGATCAAGCCCGAGGGCGACCGAGCCCGCATGGTCCGGGAAGCCTTCGGGGTATCCCGTGAGGCTATGCAGGGCGGGTGCTGGGACGGTGCGGAATGATGACCCAACACGAACAGAAGCTACTCTCCGCCGCTGCGGAGAACCGACAGTTGCGGCAGGAACTCTCCGAGGCGGTCGCCGCTCTGCGGGCGCTGTGCCGCGCGACGGGCGACGAGTCCGAGGATGAGGGTCTCGCGATCTGGATGCGGGCCGATGAGATATGCGCGCTCCATGACGAGGATGGCGAGCAATGATCCCCGAGTATCTAGCAGAGCGAGCCGATCCGGTCGGCCCCGACGCTGCCCAGGTGCTTCTCCTTAAACGCGACCTCGTCGCCGTTGTGCGGGCGCTGCGTGGCGTCTGTGCCCTGACCGGGGATGAGTGCTTCCGAGAGAACGCGGAAGCCTGGGAACGGGCAGACAGGGCGCTCCGAGAATACGAGCGGGGGCGCGAGTCGTGATAGTCCTCGGCATCGATCCCGGCCCGACGCACTGCGGCGCGGTCGTTTACGACGCCGGAGAGAAGCGAGTTATCGCGGCGCACAAGGCCTTGTCAATTGAGGAGTGCATTGGTGCGGTGGAGTACCACGCCTCGACCGCAACAGTTGGTCTGGTGGCGATCGAGCGGGTCCAGTCCTACGGGATCGCCGGTGCTTCGCTGCTGCGAACGGCTGAGGTTGGAGGACGGATCTACCAATGCGCTTGGCGTGAGCGGGTGCCCGCTTGCTGGCTCTACCGTCGCGAAGTGCTGCGCGGGTTGGACGTAACCGGCAAAGGAAACCGAGATTCACTCGTCCGGCAGAGGTTGATCGAGATCCACGGAGGAGATCGAGCCTCGGCAGTCGGGACGAAGAAAGAGCCCGGCCCGCTCTACGGCGTCAGCTCGCATGCGTGGCAGGCTCTAGCCGTTGCGGTCGTCGCAGGCATGGAGGCGGGAGCATGAAGGCGTGGGAGTTGCGGCAAGGTGACTGCATCGAGCTGATGCGGGATCTGCCCGAGAACTCGATCGACGCGATCGTCACCGATCCGCCCTACGGTCTGAGCCCCGACGGGAAGGCCCGCACCTGGGACGACATCGAGGACGGCAAGGCGCGGGGCGGATTTATGGGTAAGGGCTGGGATGCTGCCGTGCCCGGCGTGACCTGGGCTCGGGAGTGTTACCGAGTATTGAAACCGGGCGGGCATATCGTCGCGTTCGGGGGGCAGCGAACGATACATCGGCTCACCGTTTCGCTGGAGGATGCCGGATTCTCCATCAGAGAATTATTCGGCTGGCTCAACTGGCAAGGCTTCCCAAAGAGTCTCGACGCTAGCAAAGCACTCGACGCGCACCATGGGGCAGAGCGGGAGGCGATCCTTGTCCCGACCAAGCCGGGGAACCCTCCAGAGCAGGCGGGGCCGATTGCCTTGGGCGCTTCTGGGATGCGTGACCTGTCCGCCCCAGCCACCGAAGACGCCCGCACCTGGGAGGGCTTCGGTTCAGGGCTCAAGCCTTGCCTGGAGCCAGCGGTCATCGCTCGGAAGCCTCTGGTCGGGACCGTCGCGGAGAACCTGCTGGAGTGGGGGACGGGTGCGCTGAATATCGACGGGTGCCGCTACGCCTACGGGGATGAGGCGTGGCCGGGACCGGGGGAGAACCCAGGGCCGCGCCACAACCTTGCAGACCGGAGCGGGTCGCCCACCGTCCACCTCCCGCCCATCTCGCTAGATTCCCACGCCCTCGGTCGCTGGCCCGCGAACGTCTACGCAACGCCGAAGGCATCGAGGAGCGAGCGTGAGGCGGGCTGCGAGGGCTTGTCGGGGAAGGACCGCGCCGAGCTAACAGGCCGCGCGCCGGGATCGGCTGGGCTAGTCGGATCGGACGGGAGCGGTAACAATCCCTACACCGGGGCAAACTGGAAGAAGCCGACGCGCAACCATCACCCGACTGTCAAACCTGTGAAGCTGATGCGCTGGCTCTGTGTCCTTGTCGGGTGTCAGCCTGGATCGTTGATCCTCGATCCGTTCACGGGCTCGGGCACGACCGGGATCGCAGCACTCCGCGCGGGCTTCCGCTTCCTCGGCATGGAGCGCGAGCCGGAGTACGTCGAGATCGCCCGAGCTAGGATCCGTGGTGACTCGCCGCTGTTCAATCAAGAGAGGTCGGTGCTTGATGCCACGCCCTAGGCCGACCACCTACGCCGGGCACTCCTACCCCAGCGTCGGATGGGCACTCGGGGATGTGCTCTTGATCGAGCCGCGAGCGAGCGATCAGCGGGTCGCCGAGCTGCTCGATGTGACACCGCAGACGGTCCAATACTGGCGGGTGAAGTCTGGGATCCCGTCGTACAAGCGCAGAGGCGCAAGCCCTTACATCGAGAAGTCCCGCCGCCCTTGACCTCCTCCTAGGCGGGACGGGGAAGCCCTCGGGGAGAGATCTTCGGGGGCTTCCTTTTATGCGCTGATAAAAAAGTTTGCTTATCCCCTTGCAGTCCGCTTTTATGTGTATACAATAAAGACAGTCAAGGGCACTTAAGCCCACGGAGGACGAGACAATGACCAGCCACGAACGATTACTAGCCCAGATGGTAGAGCGAGCGATTACCTCGATTGAGTCTTGGCTGCGCCCGTCAATGGGTGAGCAGGCGATCACGCTCAACGAGTCGATCACCCTATGGCTCACCGAGACAACCGCTGGCCCCCGCACTCGGCGCGAAGTGGTGGCGCACTTCAAAGCCCTTGGCTACTAGCCCACAACAACACACACCCCGAGCCCGGCGGGTAAACCGGGACGGAGGATTGAGAACATGATCGAGCAGACAACCGAGGAGAGCCCAGACACCGCCGAGTGCCCCGTCTGTGCTGATACGTTTTTAGCAGGCACAGCGAGCGAGGATGGATGGTGCGAGGAGTGCGCGAGCGAGCAGCACTATCAGGCGCTGCCCGCGAAGGTGACCACCCGATGAGCGACCTACGGAGGATTGACGCGATGTTAACGAACAAGCGCAAGAACGAAGAGGGTACGTGGATCGTGGACGCGACCTGCCCCGCATGCGAGGCGAGCCGGACGCTGGGCTTCTTTCACTGGAGCGCTGTGATCTGCTCGGGCTGCGGGTGCGAACTCGTCCGGCCTAAGTTCCACAAGGGTGGACCGGGCCGACCGCTCGGCGGCGGCGACGACCGCAGGACACGATCGATCCGCATGTCGGATCTAGAGTGGGCGATGGTAGCGAAGAAGGCGAAGGCGCGAGGCATGAACAAGAGTTCATATCTGCGAGCGGTCGCCCTCCGAGACGTGGCCGCGCAAGGTGACGCGAAGGGGCGGGCACTGTCCGAGATCGTGGACGCGCTGGAGTCCTACGCCGACGACTGGAACAGCAAGAACCCCACGGATCCTACCGTGCTGCTCCCCATGCTTCGGGAAGCCCTCCGGGGCTAGGCTGCGGACAGTTTCGCGATCCGGCGCTCTAGATGCTTGCGGTGAGCCGCGATCATCTTCGGCCCCTTGTCAATCATCCGGCGCTCTAGTCGGTCGAGTCGCTTCTCTCTGCGGAAGAGACGCTGCGAGGCGTGGCGATAGACGCCGACCGCCAGGAGGGCGACGAAGAACACGACCACCCGCGCGATCTCCTTCGCCAGCGCGTCGCCGGGGACGAGTCGCGAGAGGCGGAAGCTTAGCTCAGAAGCATACGCTGCGTCCTCTTCCCACCTCTGCATCCCCTCGACCTCTGCGGTGAGGTCACCGACCACCTCGATCAGCATGATCGCGATCGGGTCGTGGTGCTTCTCAAGGAAGGCGGCAGCGTCGATCCGCTTCTGTTGTCGGCTGAGTGACTTACTCATCGGCCTGAGCCTTCGCCGCGTCGGCGTATCCTTGCCCGAGCAGATAGGTACAGAGCACCGCGCTCGATGCCTGGATCGCAGGCTCTAGGGCGAGGTCGCCGGAGAGGTAGCTAGCAAGGATCGGAAGGGTCGCGCCAAGCAGCGCCATCCAGAACTTACGGGACTTCAATCGTTCGGGCATATCATCCTCCAGGGGTGTATAGAGATTCGGGTGGGGTGAGTGGCTTCGTCGGGCCGGGCTCGGAGCAGGTAGCGATCAGGACGAGCGCAGACCCGACCGCGATGATCCCTAAGATGGCACTCACTCTTCGACAGTGCAGCGTCACGCCGATGCCCTGACCTTGATTAGTGCCGAGCTGAGCTTGGCGCTGTAACGGTCGACCTGCCCCGGTCCGTTATAGAGGCGGGTGAGCTTGCGGATGTCTTCCGCCTTCGCCGCCCTGAGGGCTTGTGGGGAGGCTCGGAACCAACTCGCCACGAGGGCGAACGACACGATCTTTGGATCGTCGTCGAAGGCTTGCACGGCATCGTCGACCCCGAACATTCCGATGAGGTGAGAGCCGAGCACTTGGAACAGACCCCAGCTCGCCGACTCGATCATTGCCTGTCGCCACGCCTGATCGTCGTGCATCGCAAAGGCTCGATCGAACGCGCCCCGGCTTGTCTCGGTGCGGACGACCGACCACCGCTGAGATCTGCTCTTCGGGGTGTACGGGATGGCTTCGGCGCGCTCGCCCATCTTGCGCCTCGCAATGTGCGGCTCAAACCTGACCGCACTCGCGCGTCCTCCGCTCTCCACGATCTCAAACGCTCGCATCAGGTCTGGGTCTATCCCGAGTCCGTCTGCGGTGACGCGGACGAGGTCGTGATCCTCGGCGTGTCCGTCGAAGCCCTGCCCGTATGCGGAGCCGAGAGTAAGGGGTCCGGCTATACCGTCCACCTGGGAAGCCGGGAAGCCCTCTGCGGCTTGATAGCGGCGAGTGGCTTGGTCGGTCTTGGGTCCGAAGATCCCGTCGTCGCTGTGGGCCGGGAGATGGCCCGCCCCGATCAGGAACTGCTGCCACGCTCGGACGTTCGGCCCCGTGCTGCCCCGGCGTAACATCTCACTTGCACCGCGCGCCGGTTGCCTGACAGATCGCGCTGATGTTGGAGGCCTGGACGGCTTGCGTCTTTCGGATCTCTAACTGCTCGTCAAGCATTCGATCCATCCGGCTTTCGGTCACCGGGTGCGCCTTGAGTGCCGAGTGAATCCTTAGCCCCTCTTCGATCTGCTCGACCCGCTCGGACACGTCCGCATTGCCCACGGTCACGACGGAGTAGAGCGAGCCCGCCGAGAAGATGATCGGGACCAGCCATAGAGCCATCTTGAGCCGGTGTTCGGTCTGGGCTGTCATCGTCTATCCTCCGAAGCTTTCGCGTGCCGGGTTATCAATCGCCCTCAAGACCAGACCGATCGATCCGCTCTCCGTCCATGTCACCGAGTCCACTAGACAGACGAGTTGATCTAGATAGATCTCGGAGTCGCTTATTGTTACCACGTCGCCGGGCTCTAGGTGTCCGAATTCCGGTGCGGCGACATAGGCGATCGTTCTCGACGGAAGCGCGAAGGCGAAGGATAGCCACGAGCAGATCCGGCCCGCCGTCCCGCTGTCGTAGATAACATCTGTGGATAACTCCAGCACCCGAAGCCCGAACCGATCCCGGCTCACTCTGCACGGCGCGTTGCTCACTGAGCCCGCCTCCGTTGCTAGCGTGTCGTCGTCGCCAGTCAGGACGAAGAGCGCGGTGCTCTTGTTATCCTTCGCGTTCGGTGCGTAGCTCAGCCGGATCTCGTTCGCGATCGAGTCGACGGGTGAATAGCTCACCGCACCCTCGCGCACTGCATCCCCGCGCTCTACGCTGATCTCGGCAACTGCGGAGGTGCTGTCTGCGTCGTAGCGGAAGAGGGAGTAGTAAAGACCGTGCTCGCCCTGTCTTGCTGAGATAGGCAAGATCGGGGACAGGTGCTCTTGTATCCACGAGAGCGGCGAGAACCGCGCTCCTGGGCCGACCACAACGGCAGCGTCGATCCGGTAGAGGTTGAGGGCCGGGAGAATCGCAGCGATGCGGCCACGGTCCCAACGAACGTCGCTCTGCTCCATCATGAAGCGCAGCACCGAGCCGGCCCCGAGGATCGCCGTCTGATCGTGGTCGGCCTGTCCTGTAGCCTCACCGGGAAGCCATTCGATCCAGTACTCATTGGCCTCGTCGGTGTTTGATAGCGTTCCGATCCCGACCCTCGACACTTCCCGCCCGAGTCCGTCGGCCTCGACGATGACGGGGCGCTGTCCCGAGGCTCCGGGGATGTCGAAGTTCGTAAGATTCCAGACGTGAACGTCTGCCCCGCCTGTGGTGGGGTGACCTGCGATCAGGAGTTTATTGTTCTCGATCCACAGTCCCGGCGATCCGTAGGTGCCCTGCCCCGGTGCTCCGAAGATCCACGGGTAACGCTCCTCGGTCACTCCGTCCGCGTGAGTTGCCCAGGTCGTCGCGTTGATCTGAGCGGTCGCAGGCGGGAATAGGGCGAGGTCGTCGAAGGGTGCTTCTTCGATCGAGAGCGTGACCGGCTGGTGAGCTGCCCCGTACTGCGGATCCAACACCCGCCCGTCGATCAGTAGCCGTCGCTCTGTCGTCCCGCGAGCCCATATGTAAAGCTTGCCCGTCGCGGCTGCGAGGTCGAAGCCGAGGGCGACGTGCTCGGGGACGTTGATCAGGTCGCCGAGGTGGAGAGTGAGCCCTACTTGGTTTGGGCTCGGCGCGTCGGAGAGCAGCGCGATCTCATCCTCTAGCGTGCCGCCCCACTCAAGCCCCGGCTGGTACTCGTGGTCATCGCCGTCCTCGTCGGTGTAAGTCTCAAAGCCCCGAGCGAGCCGGAACACTTGCCCTGCATAGGTGAAGTCGAGGAGCCAGACTAGATCCCGTCCGATGAGCTGGGAGAGGTTAAAGCCCACCTAGACAAGCTCGGCGATCGTGATCGTGTTGAGTCGGTCGAGGTCGGTTCGCTCCTCGTCTCCGAGGATGTTGCTCCGCGTCGCTGAGCCTGTGATCCGCCCGTAGACAAAGTGCCTCGGGTTATTCGTTTTCTCTTCGTTGGTAGCGCCGGGGATGCGGGCGAAGTAGACCACCGGGAGCGCCGCCCCACCTTGCCGACCGATCACGCTGTCCATCAGGTAGAGCGAGTCTTTGAGGGATGCGATCGGATCGCCTCCGATGCTGCTTGCGACGTAGTCCGGCACCGGGTCGACTCGGTTGATCTGGCTCGCGTCTACACCATCGGTCCAGGCGAACTCGACTTCTCGCGCCTGAGGTCCGCGCTTCCGCGCTCGTGTCTGTCCGTTGGGCAGGATGATCAGTTCGGTATTGTTCCTCGCCACGATCTGCCGACCTCGCCCGTACTGAGTACCGAAGATCGCGAAGGCTCCGATTACGACTTGCCCGATCTCAAAGTACCCGTCGGCGGTCGTCTGCGCTGGGATCCTCAGTCGGTAGTAGCGGTGGTCGGCGGTGAAGTTGTGGGCGATGGTGGCGCAGCTCGGAGCCCATAGCTCGCAGTCACCCGCTGCTGCCTCGGTCCCGTCTGCTCCGTCGAGGTAGACGGTGGGATGCTTCGCCGGCTCGTCTGTCCATGCGCCCTCGGTGTTCCGGTTGATCTTCCGGTGCTTTGTGTTGGTGAGGTCTACGAAGGTCCCGGCCACGAGATCGTCCATCATCAGATATCGACCCGCCTTGTGCGCTGCTCCTCCTGTTTCGGGGAGCACTGCGTCACCCTTGCGAGAGAAGCGTAGGGAAGTGAACCCGTCTGCGGCGTCGATGTTCGCGACCGCCTGCCAAGCTGCCCCGTCCCAGGACTCAAGCACAGCGGTTCGGAAGTTGATCCCGAGGAGGACGATCCCGATCGTGCTGTTCTCAAACCTAGCCTCGGTGAGCCCGCCGCCGATGTCCCAGGCGATCACGTTCTCAGTCGTGTCGTTGCTCCGCCATGTCGAGCGGGGAGAGGGCGCGACCGAGGGCAGAAGCTGTCGGATCGGGTAGTCGTAATCCGTCGAGGATACCCACCTCTCACCGTAGCGAGTCGGGCCGGAAACCGCCGCGATCCGAGTCTTGTCTACAATCTGTGAGGGTAGCGTTGAATAGCTCTTCGGATGGAGGTCTTCGGGCGTGTTCCACCCTCCCGCGTAATCATTGGACACGGGAGCCCATCGACCGGGCCAAAAGCAGTAGCCGACCATAGGCCAACGACTTGTATTGCTTCCGAGGTGCGAGTGCCCCCACTGGATCCGCGATGCGTCCGCGCTTGCTGTTGAACTGAGCGCCCCGCCCGGACCTTCGGCCCAATCCCTGTAGGTTACGTTTGACCGATAGGCCCACCAAGTCCTGATCTTGCCCTGCTCCATCGCTACGCGAATGTGGATCTGTTTAGTAATGTCGGTGGTTACGGTGCTCCCGATCTTCGCTGCGGCAACGTCATAGAGCGCCCACCCAGCTGAAGACACGTTGATCACGATCTCCCACTTGTTCGCCCCGTTACCAAGCAGGACTAGGGCTCCGATCTGATTCGTCGCGGTGTCGCCGTCTCCGTCGTCTACCTCAAGAGCGAACTCGGCAAAGATTCGATCTGTGTCGTCGTCTCCTGACATCTCGCGATAAAAGAACCGCTGAGCGCCCGCCGTCACGATCGCAAGCTTGCCACTTGCTAGGGTGTCCGACCCTCCGCCCGAAGCTGTCCAAGCGACGTCCGAAGGGTTCGCGACAGGAAGCCACGACCCGCCCGAGATCGCCCGCGTCGAATCCTTATTAAACTCGCAGTACTCGGTGTCGAAGAAGCTCGTGACGCTCTCGCCTGCGGGCGCTGTGTGTGTAGAGAACCCGCCGAGATAAACAGCGGCGAGGGACTGCGGATCTTCGTCCGCTGTCTCGGAGTGCCAGCGAGCCAAGAGCACCGCTTGTCCTGCGATGCTCTCCGCGCTGTAGCTGTGAAAGTGTCCGTTGGCAAAGTTCCCCGAGAAGAACCCCCCATCTCCATCGAACTGCTCCCAGGAGTCGCCCGCGTCGGTCGAGCGCATCGGAACCAGATCGCTCCCCGTCGCGCTCGGGATTTGCGTATAGATAAAGAAGACAACTCCACTGTCGTTCCGCCACGCCGTCCCGCCCGGCTTATATGCGATCGAACACCCGCCCGAAATCACCACAGCGGGAACGTCTGTCGCCTTCTCAAACGCCGACCCGATCCGCCTCGACCTGTACTGCCCCGATCCCGACGTCGGCGTGTGGTGATAGGTGATCAAGAACGCGCCGTCTACGTCGACAATATGGATCGCAGACGGGCGCTCTTCTGAGCCTGCCGCCGATGTCGTCGCCATCCAATCCGCCTCGACCTGGGTGAACCTTGTGCCCAGATCGTCGCTGGCGTACTGGGCGCAGGTTCTCCCGGTGCCCACCGCTTCGTATTGAACGAGCAGCAAGACCTCTCCCGCGCTGTACTCCGCGCGAAGTTGTCGAACGTCGGCGTTCGCTACTGCGACATCGAGGCACCGATAACTGTAAGAAGCCCAGGTCGATCCGTCATCATCTGAGAAGTACACGTCGACCTGTACGCCAGTCGAGATGAACGCAAGCACCCGACCGCTTGGAAGTTGGCACAAAGCCGGGCCAAGCTGGGCGGTTGCAGTATCCGGCGTGAACGTGCCCGCCGTGCTCCACTTCGTTACTGCGTCGGGATCGTATCGCTTGACGGTTTGGGCAAAAGTCGTCTTGTCCTGCAATCCGAGCGCAAGCAGCTTGCCCGAGTCGAGCCGGATTAGGTCGGGGTAGGCTGAAAGCTCCGACGCATCGCTTGACCAGAACAGAGACTCCCACCCCGAGAGGATCTGCGGACCGTCCCAACCGAACTCCTCGGGCTCGGCCTCGCTTGCGTCGTACCAGAGATAGCCCGCCCGCTCTAGTCCAGGGTGACCGGCTCGCACGCTGTGGATTCCTAGCTGCTTCCGCGCGGGCTGCTCCCCGCTAGCCTGGAGAACCATCCGGGTGCTCTGCGACGCGACTGGTACACCGGGCTTCGGGTCGGCTTGGTCGTAGTTGCTTGGCGCGGTGGAGTGATCCTCGGCGGTTAGGTTTAGAAGGTTGAACCGCTCGTCAGGAATCAAGATCCCTTGATAGCGTGAGTTGACGATCTCGGACATCAGGAACTCGCGAAGGGATTGTGCCGACCGAGGGCTCGGGGGCGGGCTGCTCGGAGGGCGTCTGTGAGTGGGCCTTGCTTGGTGCGGAGGTTGTCGCTGAGCATGGCATCAACGACACGAGAGCGAACTTGGAGCACAGAGATCACGGGTTGCTGTCCACCGCTGCCCCTGTTGAGATCCCTAACGCCATCCTCACCGCCTGCCGCTGCTACGCCCTGCGGGGAGAGCACAGCTTCGGAGCGGAGTAGCCTAGCGGTGATCTCGTCGGGAGCACCCATCGACACCATCCCGCCTGAGTGGAAAGAGGGCGGAGGCTCGGCGGCAATGGCTGCGATCTGAATCCCACCGAGGACCCCAGCCAAGACACCCATCGGAATAGTTGCGGGCGGGCCGGGCGGAGTCGAGAGGGCGGTTGCGACAGAGACTGCGGTCCTGATTGAGGCCTCGGCGATTGACAACGCCTTCGACACTCCGAACGCTTCTAGGGCAGCGCGCTTGCGTTCTTTGAGTTCGTCGCTCAGGGCTTGCTTTTGTTGGGATAGTCTCCGCCGCTCTCGGTCGGTGGTCGCGCTTTCGATCCGCCCGGTGAGGTCTTCGATCTCCGCTTCCGTCGCTGCGATGTCTTCCGCGATCCCGCCCGCGACTTGATCGATGATCCCACCGATTGCGCCCGCGATGTCTGCCGCCGCCGCCGCGTAATCCTTGAGCCCAGGTCCGGCGGTAGCGGTGATCGTCTGCGTTGTGTCCTCGGCGCTCTTGCCCATCCCGCCGATCGCGTCGCTCGTCTCGTTCGCTGCGTCGGTCGTGTCGCCTAACTTCGCCTGGATCTTGTCGAGCCCGGCGAGGAATGCCACCGTTGAAGCGTCGATGTCAACCTGAGCCGCGCCGAGGTCCCTGATGCTCTGCGCAAACTCGTCCTCCGCTGCGCCGATCTTGCTGATCATCTTCTCGGCTTCTGCGAATTGCCCCGTCATCGCGAGGAAGGCAGCCTTGAGCCGGAGGGCGGCAACCGTCGCCGCATTCATCGCAGGCTGGATCGCGGCCATGCCCTTGAGCACCTGATTAGCAGCGAAGGCTCCGGCGGGAGCGATGCCGTTAAGGAACACGTCGACGAAGACCTCTCCGAACTTCTTGACGTCGTTCGTCTTTCGGAACTCGGTGATCATCTTGAAGGCGAGCTTGGCGACCTCCGTTATCAGCGGGATGATCGGCGCGAGTGCTTCAGTCTTGAGCCCATCGAAGGCACGCTTGGCAAGCGTCACCGCATCGGACATCTCCTCGGATTGCTTGGCTACCTTGTTTGAGATTAGCCCGGCGTCTTCGATCTGTTGCGCCGCGTCTCGGATAGCCTCGCCACCCTGAGCGAACGCGCCGGCCATCTGGATCCCGGATTCCTCAAAGATCGCGTTGAGGACTGCGGCCCGCTCGGTCTGCGAGCCCAGCCCTTTCACACTGTCCGCGATCGTCGCCATCCGCTCCGGCAGCGGGAGGGCTTCTAGGTCTTGCCACGTGAGCCCGAGCTTGGCGAAGGCGTCGGCGGCAGGACCGCCCGCACCGGATGCAACCTGTCCGATCCGAAGCCCGAGCTTCTTGATCGCCATCTCGGTCTGCTCTGCGCTGAGCCCGCCCAACTCAAACGCGCCTATGACCTTCTGCCACTCCTCGGCAGACGCGCCCACCGCTGCGGCACTCTTCGCGATCTTGTCGGCCTTGGCAGCTAGATCGAGCGCAGCCTTGGCCGTGGCGGCATACGCTACAGCAAGCGCAGCAACCGCCGCCGCTGCGGCCAGTGCTCCAGCCTTCGCGACCTTCGCGGCTTCGGCTCCGGTGATCCCGGTCTTCTTCGCCTTCTTGTCGGTCTTGTCGAACTGTTTACCGACCTGGGCTAGAGCCTTCTCAAGATCGGTAGTGTCGCCCTCAAAGACGAATTTGATCTGTTTGTCTGCCATCAGTCAGCCCCGAGCCAGAAGTCTAGCCCCGCCTCGGTAGACCCATCACGCCGCATATCTCGACGCAGAGCGGCCTGAGAGGCTGAGGACTGGCCTCCGCTCTTGCGCGGGTGTGTCAGCATCCAAACCTCTAGCAGGTCGCCTAGAGAGGCGGGGCGGGCAAGGGCTCTTCGGAGGTCTGAGTCTGTCATCTCTCCGCCTTTCCCTGAGCCTGCGACTTGGTCGGTCGCGTGGGTGAGCTGCCAGTAGGCTAGCAGCCTCTGCTGATTGTGCGGGTCCTGTTTCCAGTACCCGTCCGGATCCCCGAGTAGCTGCAATCCTATGTCGAGGCGACACAAGTCTGGGAAGCCATCGGGGCTTCGCCAAAATCCTTCACTTCCTCCGTCGACATCAGCACCGAGCCCATCTTCTTCGCGAGTTCCGCAGCCCAGGGTGCGAGGTGCGAGGCACCACCGAAGCCCTCCTCGTGGAACTCCTCCAGCACTTCGGACCCGTAGTCAAGCCACGACTCTCCGCGCTTCGGCTTCGGGGTGGAGAGGGTTAACTCCTCATCCCACCAAGCCGCGCCGACTAGAGCAGCGAGGGCGTCGATCGAGCCTTCAAAACTGAGCCCGTCCGACCCGGTCGAGAAGGTAGCTAGAAGCTGTAACAGCTCCACGACCTGTCGATCGTTTGGCATGCGGAACCAGCGAGGATCCATTCCGTCCGCTTCGACTTGGAAGTAGATCGGGTTCACCTCGCCGTTAGGCTTTCTTGGTAGCTCGCGCTTTACTCTTCGCATCTGTCTTGCCCTTCTTCTTCGCCTTCGGCTTGATCGCTTCTAGCTCTTTGATCCGGTCGACCCGCAAGCGGCGCACCCCATCAGGGAAGCACCACTTGCCACAGGCCTTGCGGAGGTCGTCGAGTTCCGACATTAGCTGACCGAGCTTGGGTAGACGCTGTAGGAGGTGAAGCTGATCGAGATCTGATCGGGATCACCCTCCGAGAGCGAGCCGGTCACGACGCAGTAAGGAAGGGTGAGGACGTGATCGGATGCGTCCCCGTGGTCGGTGCCTTCGATCGTCCACTCTAGGTCGAGAGTGAAGACCTCGCCATTCGCGCCCATCGTCGATACCCAGCTAGTTCCGACCTCGCCCGTCTGGGTGATAATTTCGCTCAAACTCGCGAAAGAGGCGTCGCCCAAATCTCTGAGCATCGCGGTGAA